CATGGCGAAGAAGTTGACGATGAACGAGATGATTACATTAGACTTAATGTTGAGAAACATAATGGTGTAATTTTTCTTTATAATGCTGAGACCAATGAGTTTGTTGGACAAGGTAGTACCAAAGAAGAAATTAAAACTGCATTAAAACGTAAGTATCCAGATGGCAGGTTTGCCGTAGAAAAAGAAGGCATTGTTCATCTTGAAAGTTTATCATGAGAAGTCCATTTGAATATATAAAAGCTGTCACAGAAACAAAGGAGAATCTATTCAACAACGACCCTCTTGCGACCAAGGAATATAATGCCTTTATCGTAAACAGAGGTCTTTCATACTACATGGATACAGTGATGTATGCCAATGAGATGAACCGTCTTCACCACATGCCAAAAGAATGGCAATTTCAGTTTTTGCTAAATAGTATTAGTCGGAAAAAGCGTTGGTCCAAGTGGAACGAAAAAGCCACCAAAGACAAACAGCTTACTCTGGTAAAGGAATACTTCGGCTATTCCAATGAAAAGGCGAAAGTTGCTATGTCTATTCTTAGCGATGAACAACTGAAACAAATAGAAGAAAAACTATATAAAGGTGGAAGACGATGACTGTTGAAATGATTTATTACGACTGGACTCCAGAGTCTATGTTGGAAGTGCTCTTACCAGAGCCAGATAATTTTCTAAAGGTTAGAGAAACTCTAACACGTATTGGTATCGCATCCCGCAAGGATAAGAAGCTATATCAATCATGCCATATCCTACACAAACAGGGGCGATACTTTATTGTCCACTTCAAAGAACTGTTTGCGTTAGATGGCAAAGAATCCAATATTACCGCAAACGATGTAGAACGTCGTAACACTATTGCTGGTCTTTTGCAAGATTGGGGATTGTTAAAGATCCTTCATAACGAACGAGCAGACCAAAAAGCATCCTTGTCCCAAATTAAAGTTGTTTCTCATAAAGAGAAAAACGAATGGGAGTTGGTGCCTAAATATAATATTGGTAAGAAGAAGTAATGAAAATCATTATATATAAATAATGATATCATTTAGAGGTTACCGCAAGTCGTTTTGCTAAGTAGTCAACTACCGCCTTGGTAGTGTTAACAGGAGACGATTATGTGGACTAAACCAGAAGCAACTGATATGCGTTTTGGATTTGAGATTACGATGTATATCGCAAATCGATAAGTCCCACTCGGGATGGGAAATAGGTCTCCCCTACCTTAGGAGCGTACTAAAACGGACAGACGATACTGTCGCTGGAGGAACGTAACCAGTACTTTACCGATACGCCTTCGGGGTATCATTTTAAATCACTCGCTTAATAGGAGAAAACAATGTTGAATAACATTAACACAGCCATCGACACTTTCCAAAGTGTCAAAACTAAATTCGTTGAGACCTGCGTCAAAAACGAAGAACTCAAAAAACCCCTTAATCAATTTATTGAAGCACAGGCTTCTCTTGCAAAAACTGTTGTCAAAGCACATGTAGACTTTTGGACTACAATGGGTCTTTCGGCTTATATGTTCGATGCAAAGAGAGCATTTGCTAAACAATAAGGAGATTACGATGGTACATAAATTTATTCCCACACTTTTTGGTGAACACTTCAAAGACTTTGATAAGGTGTTCGTAGGTTTCGATGACCAGTTCTCGAAGATGCAAGTTCTTCATGATGAACTAACCAAAAACATTCCCAACTATCCTCCATTCAATGTTCGCAAGAACGGTAATACCTACACGATTGAAATCGCTGTGGCAGGTTTCGCACAACACGAAATTGACATTACCATTGATGGCGGTAAGTTAATTGTTAAGGGCAACTCTGAATCTACAGAACCACCTGACACTGACTACTTGTTCAAAGGTATTGGCATGCGTGCGTTTACACGTGCATGGGCTATCGGTGATCAGTATGAAGTTAAGGATGCTGAACTGTTCAATGGTGTATTAAAGATCGCTCTCGATCAATTACTACCAGAGACACAGAAAGCAAGGAAAGTGCCAGTGAAGACTAAAGGGCAAAAGGAATTTTTACAAGAGGACGCATATGACAAAGCTGCTGAATCGCTGTAAGAATATTTTTGCTGCTATTCTTGAAGGAATCCAAGAATATAAATCTTACAAATTAGGTAAGGTGAAATAAAAATAGGGGGAAGCGATTCCCCCTTCATCAATTTACTAAATAGATTGATGATGAAAGCAAATATCTTCAAACGTATGGTAACCTTCCAGTTAATCCGCAGAGGAAACTGGTTAATGAAGATATCTGTATTAAACGATAAGAATGTGATGGTAGTTGCTAAGCACTATTTTAATTCTGACGTCGTTATCCGCTACTTCGCAAATTTAGAAGTAGCATCAAATTGGGTTGAGTGGCTTATTGAACAGGAGAATATATGAGCATAGTAAGAACTTTTAGATTGATCAATGGTGATGTATTAATTGCTGAGACCGATGACAATAGACCAGAAGACGATACTTCTATCTACGTAACAAATCCAGCTATTATCTTTTTAAAGAATACTAGCGATGGTAAGACTGATGGTGTGATGGCACCATATATGCCTTTCGCAGAAGATGGACGTGTTAGCGTTTTCAAACATGCACTTGCAAGCGAGTGTACACCAGCTGACAAACTTATCCAAGAATACAAACGTCTCTTTGGTTTAGGTTTGGAAATCCTTACAAAGGAACAAGTTGCTGCAACATTGCAAGCATCAAAGGCAGCTTCCAGCATTATCCAATAAAGATTAGTTGCTTTTTATGGTCGCCTCAGGTATAATAATCTGAGGCGATTTTCTTTTTGGGGAATACTATGTATATGTTTGATGTTGAGACTCTCGGTGTAGAGTCTACTTCGGTTATCTTGTCGGCTGCACTTCTCTACTACAACGAAGGTGACGACTATGATACTATGATTAAGAATTCTCTTTTCGTCAAGTTCAATGTAGAAGAACAACGTACTTTGTACAAACGTACAATGATGAAAGAGACAATGGAATGGTGGGCTAAACAACATGAACATGTTCGCAAGGTTAGTTTTCATCCAACAAAATATGATTCCTCTGCCGAAGAAGGGATCGCACTACTTCGAGATTATGTTAAGAAGCATGGCAATGCTCAAGTCTTTGCTCGTGGTTCTCTTGATCAAATGGTTATTGACAGTCTTACACGTCAACTTGACCAAGAACTAATTTTCCCGTATAATAACTGGCGAGACGTTCGCACTGCAGTTGATTTGTTGTGTGCTACATCAAAGGATGGTTACTGCGAAGTCAAACACCCAACCTTCCAGCGCCACAATGTTATTAAGCATGATCCCGTGCATGACTGTGCGTACGATGCGATGATGCTACTTTATGGAGTTTAAATGGATTTTTATACACACGTCTACTGCTACGGCAATAACCTTCTTATTCGTGGTTACGAGAACGGTGAAGCTGTAAAGTTTAAGGAAGACTTTCAGCCTACACTTTATGCTACCTTTGGGCAATCAACCAAAGAGACTCCATGGAGGACACTAGAGGGAACTCCTGTCTATGAAGTTCATCCAGGTTCTATCCGTGATGCACGTGACTTCATGGGTAAGTATAAAGACATAGATAACATCGCTATCTACGGTAACACTAACTGGCAGTATCAATACATCAGCGACACTTTCCGTAATGAAATCCGTTGGGATAAAGAGCAGATGACAATCTATACGATTGACATTGAAACCTCAACTGAAGAAGGGTTTCCTGATATTCTGAAAGCTGACGAAGCTATTCTGCTGATTACGATTCAAGATAACGTCACAAAACAAATTACAACTTTCGCAAGTCAACCATCCTACAAAGTTCCATCCCATGTCAAATACGTTGAGTGTGGTACTGAGGAAGAGTTGCTGCGTAAGTTCATTTCATTCTGGCGTAGTAAGTATCCTGACGTTGTGACTGGTTGGAACACTGAGTTGTTTGATATTCCATACCTTGTCCGTCGTATTAACAATGTGTTGGGCGAGGACTGGTCTAAGAAACTTTCGCCATGGAACATTATCAATGAACGTAAGATTGAGGTGAGAGGTGATGAGGAAGTCTGTTATGATATTGTTGGTGTTAATTCTATTGACTATTACGACTTGTACAAAAAATATACATACACCAACCAAGAGTCCTATAAGTTGGACCACATTGCATTCGTTGAACTAGGTGAGCGCAAGAGAGAAAATCCAGGCACATCGTTCAAAGACTTTTATACCAACTACTGGGAAGAGTTTGTTGACTATAACATTCAAGACGTAGGGTTGGTTGACAGACTTGAAGATAAGATGCGTTTGCTTGAGTTACAGATGACCATGGCGTATAACGCTAAGATTAATATGGAAGACGTATTCTCTCAAGTACGTATGTGGGATGCCATTATCTATAATCATTTGCGTGATCGCAACATCGTTATTCCTCACAACACTGCTTCTCGCAAAGACACAGCGTTTGAAGGTGCGTATGTTAAAGAACCGTTGGTTGGTATGCATAAGTACGTTGCTTCGTTTGACTTGAACAGTCTGTATCCTCACTTGATTATGCAGTATAACATTTCACCAGAGACTTTGTTACCTGGACGCATACCAGTCACAGTTGAAAAACTACTACATAAGAAGATGGATACAAGTGGTGCGGCTGAGCGCAACGCTACTCTGACTGCCAACGGTGTTATGTACACAAAAGATAAACGTGGGTTTCTACCTAACGTGATGGATGAGATGTACGCTAACCGTTCTAAGTTTAAGAAACAGATGTTGGCTGTTGAGCAAGAGTATCAGAACGACAAGAGTAAGAAGCATTTGTTGAAAGAGATCTCTCGGCTGAACAACCTGCAGATGGCGATGAAGATTGCATTGAACTCAGCTTATGGTGCGTTGGGTAATCAGTACTTCCGCTACTTTGACATTCGCATGGCTGAAGGTATCACGTTGTCTGGTCAGCTATCTATCCGTTGGATCGCAAACAAACTCAATGAGTTTATGAACAAGATCCTCGGTACTAAAGGTAAAGACTTTGTTATTGCGATTGACACTGACTCTGTTTACCTGACGTTTGAAGCGTTGGTTGATAAAGTCTATGGCGATACTACCGATAGCGCACAGGTGATTACCTTCATGGATAAAGTTTGCGAAGATAAGTTCCAACCTTTTATTGATCAGTGCTACGAAGAACTTGCTGAGTATATGAATGCATATGAACAGAAGATGCAGATGAAGCGAGAAGTATTGGCTGACAAAGGTTTGTGGGTAGCCAAGAAGCGTTACATCCTTAACGTCCACAACTCTGAAGGTGTGCAGTATGCGCAACCTAAGTTAAAGGTCATGGGTCTTGAGATGATCAAGTCTTCAACACCTGCTGTTATTCGCAGTAAACTGAAAGACTCTATTCAAGTTGTGCTTCGTGGTAATCAGGCTGACTTGCAAAAATATATTGAAGACTTCCGTGCTGACTTTTATAAGATGGCAGTTGAAGACATTGCATTCCCTCGTGGTGTCAATGGACTGAGGACTTATGCTGGCACACATAGCATCTATGCTAAGTCAACTCCTATCCATGTTCGTGGTGCGCTTTTGCATAACCACTACATAAAGGATAGAGGGTTAACTTCACAGCATCAGTTGATTCGTGATGGTGATAAAATTAAGTTTGTTTACTTGAAGAAGCCAAACCCTATTCAAGAAGACATCATTTCGTTTGTGGGTGAACTTCCAAAAGAATTAAACCTACATAGTTACGTTGATTATGAGAAACAGTTTGAGAAAGTCTTTCTAGACGCTATGCAAATTGTTATTGGACCACTGGGTTGGACAGTGGAAGAGCAATCATCATTGGAATCATTCTTTGCCTAACTTGACAAATGACTGCCAATCATGTATACTAATGTTTATACTGGAGAAAATATATGGACTTTTTAAAATCAATCGTTAAGGAACTGGATAACGAATATGCTGGACTTGCTGATGATGGTGTTGTTGGTGATACTAGCAGCTTTATTGATACTGGTAGCTATGCGTTCAATGCTTTATTGTCTGGCAGCTTGTTTGGTGGTTTACCTTCTAATAAAGTTACAGCCCTTGCAGGAGAGTCTTCAACAGGAAAGACCTTCTATGCACTGGGAATCTGCAAACACTTCTTACAAAGTAATCCCAAAGCTGGTGTAGTTTATTTTGAAACCGAAGGTGCTTTGACCAAGGATATGCTGACTGAACGTGGTATCGACACTAAGCGTTTTGTTATCGTGCCAGTTTCCACTGTACAAGAGTTTCGCAATCAAGCAGTTAAGATTCTTGATATCTACGATAAGACACCAAAGAAAGATCGCCCACCTTTGCTACTTGGTCTTGACTCTATGGGTATGTTGTCAACCACTAAAGAGATGGAAGACATCGCTGAAGGTAAAGAGACTCGAGATATGACACGTGCTCAGTTGATTCGTGGCGCATTCCGTGTCTTGTCTTTGAAGTTGGCTAAACTTGATGTTGCTATGATTGTTACCAACCATACCTACGCTGTTGTCGGTGCTTATGTTCCTACCAAGACAATGGGTGGCGGTGATGGTTTGAAGTATGCAGCTTCAACTATTGTGTTCTTGTCAAAATCAAAAGATAAAGACGGTACTGAAGTTATTGGTAATATTATCAAGTGTAAGCTAGAGAAGTCTCGCTTCACAAAAGAACAATCAATGGTAGAAACCAAGTTGTCATTCTCAACTGGACTTGACCGTCA